CCAGATAATATAGGCGTGCAAGACAACCAAAACTCTGTCACGGCAAACAGATTATGTTTAGTCGCTGGTGTTTTTAACTCTCCAAGACTTATTACCTCTTTTTCGTTAGATTTAAGAATTGCAGACGCAGCAGCTACCAACACTAGGCAGGGCATATATAGTGCAGATATTGATGGCAGGCCAGATGCATTATTAGCTGATTCAGGTAACATTGATGTGAGTACAACAGGTGATAAGTTCACTAACTTAGCTACACCTTTGTATTTACCAGCGGGGATTTACTATTTTGGTATTGTAAGCGATAGTGCAGTTGTGCAATGGCGTGGCCCAAACTCTAACGCTACATCAATCAAGCAGCAACCAATCGGCATAGCGAACTACATTGCAGGCCGTTATTTATATCTTTATCAAGACGCTGTTACAGGCGCATTACCAGCGACTTTCGCGCCCACAAACTCAACTAACAACTTACCAATCACTGCGGGGTTTAGATAATGCCAATTAATTACATTGAAAAAGGCAAAGACTTGCATCAAGCAATTGGCGTGGCGGGATATAGACTAATTCAAATTGATGGCGTGTGGGTTTCTGATAATGACGATGCAGTACAAGTAATTATTGACAGATTTAATCCATTACCTTTATTGCAAAAAGAATATGTTGATTTGGTAAATAACATTGCAGGTGAAACACGCATTAAGTATGTCACTAATGTACCATTTCAAGAAGCCGCGTACCAGATGAAAGAGTCTGACACTAGACGATATAAAGCCGATGGTTATCCTGCTGATTTAACTTTGTATCCTTTTACTGCTTTTGAAGCGGATGCGACAGGCTTAACGCCAACGCAAGCGGCTGACCTAGTTATAGCACAAGCAGACCAGTGGGTTTTATTATCAGCTATGATTGAGGGGTTAAGAAGAAAGGCAACAGTTAGTATTGAAGCGGTAACGGATTGGCAACAAGTTAGTGTCGTTGCTCAAAGCTATATTGCACAATTAGAAGCAATTTAAATGTTAGGCAGATATCCGTTAGGTCGGGTTCCGCTAGGTCAAGATGCGCCTGTTGTAGTTGTAGGAATAGCAGCATCTATAACAGAAGTATCACAGCCATTCACCGACGCAATAGTAGGCACTGTAATTGGTAGTATATCGGCAGCAATAACTGAATCGTCACAACCTTTCACTGATTCAATAGTTGCAGATTTAGCGGGTAATTTAGCGGCATCAATAACCGAATCATCGCAACCTTTCACAGACGCAATATCAGCAACACTAACACCTTTTAGTGGCGCAATATCTGCAAGCATTACTGAAACAGCTGGCCTATTTACTGATAGCATATTGGCTACTGTAATAGGCAGTATTAGCGGATCAATCACCGAAACATCAGCCGCGTTTACTGATAGCATTACTGCAAACATAGCAATAGAAATAGATTCTAGTATAATAGAATTAAACTTTAGCTTTACAGATTCTTTAGTTGCGTCTATTCCTTCGCAGTGGGTTAACGTTAACCCATCAGCTAATAACTGGACGGACGGCAGCACACCGACAAACCCTTGGGCAAATTTAACATAAGAGAGTAATAAAATGACACAGGTAGCAATTTCAGGACGGAACGCATCACTCAACGCTGTAAACGCATTAATTAACGCGGGATCAGTTGAGATAAGAACAGGGGCAGCGGCAGCTGTTGACTCTACCCCAACTGGTACAGTATTAGCAACGTTTACAATGGGCGCAACAGCTTTTAACGCTGCATCGGCTGGTTCATCTTCTGCTATATTACCGGCAGATACAACGGCATCGACAGCGGGTACGGCGGGGCATTATGTTGTAAAGGATTCGGGCGGCAACGTTGAAAGAAATGGTACGGCGGGTACGGCTGGCGCTGATATGATATTAAACGCGGTTGTATTTGCTGTTAGTGATGCCGTATCAATTACATCATGGACATTTTCACAGCCAGGTAGCTAAGGGGTAGATAATGTCAGCGGGTAGACCAATAATTCACGCACCTACTGAGGAAACGCGCGAGCTTGTTATTAAACATTCGCGCGTTGGTACACCTCAATTAATAATCATGCAGATGTTAGGTATTGAATGCCCTAAGACATTGCGAAAGTATTACAGAGAAGAACTTGACATCGCCAAGCACAGTGCAAATGCAGACATTGGCGGCGCTTTGTACCATAAGGCAATGCAGGGCGATACTTCCGCTCAGATATTCTGGCTCAAGACTCGCGCGGGATTTAGTGAAAAGAATGGTATTGACTTGACTAGCTCGGACGGATCAATGACTCCTACATTTGTATTCAACCCAGTTGGCACAGATTTTGAATCAGACATCTAATAAAATAAATATTGATTACGTTAGTAACTTACACCCTATATTTACTAAGCCAAAGCGTATTAAGATTATTGTCGGTGGTCGCGGCTCTACTAAGTCAACTGGCATCGCTGACTATGTAGCTGCACAAATGGCATCTGGTCAACTGTGGTGTTGTGCGCGAGAGAATCAGAATTCTATTGAAGAATCGGTGCATCGTACAATATTGGATGAGATAAGCCGCTTGCAGATAGGCGGCTTTGATGATACGAAAACATCTATCGTCCACTCGTCTGGTGGTCGTGCTTTCTATCGTGGTTTAGCTCGCAATATAACCTCACTGAAATCCACATTGTCTGGTATTGATGGACTATGGATTGAAGAGGGCGAGGACATAAGCGAGAACACACTGCGAGTATTAACCGCGTCTGTGCGATTGAATGCTAAAGACTCTCAACGCTTAATATCTGGTGAAGATGTTAAGATGCCAGAAATTGTGATCACAATGAACCGAGGCACAAGACAAGGCGCGGTCGCTAAGAAGTGGTTATTGAGGGCAGAGAAAGAATTACAACGGTGTGGTTATTATGAGGACGACCTTGTTATGGTCGTTCAAATGAATTATACCGATATGCCTAAAGCATGGTTTGAAGCGTCTGGTCTTGAAGCTGAAAGGCTGGACGATAAAGACAAGTTATCAGTTGCATCGTACCGGCATAAGTGGCTGGGCGATTACCTTGACGAAGTAGAGAATAGTATTATCAAGCAAGAATGGTTTGAGGCATCAATTGACGCGCACAAACTTGACAGGCTTAAGAAAGTATTTGAACCGAGGGGCGCAGTTATTGCGGCACACGATCCATCTGATACCGGCGACGACTCAAAAGGTTTAGCTATTCGTCATGCCTCTGTTGTTTGTTACGTTGGTGAAATGAATCACGGCGAAGTTGATGATGGTGTTGATTGGGCTACAAGTAAATCAATCGACTATAATGCTGATTGGTTTATTTGGGATGGTGACGGCTTAGGCGCAGGAGCTAAAAGACAAGTATCGACTAACCTGGACGGAAGAAAGATACAGTATCAAATGTTTAAAGGCTCGCTATCTGGTAAAGGCCAGGACAACGCACAGAAAATATATCAAGGTGATTACGGTAGCAACACAAAAGCCGCAACATACGAGCAGACATTCCGAAATAACCGCGCGCAATATTACACGCTGTTAGCTGATCGACTTTATAATACATACAAATGCGTCGTTAAAGGTGAGTACATTGATCCGGCTGAAATGATAAGCTTTGACTCTGACGGTATAGAAAACATGGACGCATTACGAGCAGAGGTATGCAGAATACCGCGAGTGATGAACGGCAATGGCTTACGTCAAATAATGAACAAGAAAGAAATGAAGGCGCACGGTATTGATTCGCCTAACATGGCTGATAGTGTTATGATGTGTCTATTCACGCCACCAATCAAAAAGATAATGAAACCGTTAAAGTATTCTAACTCATCGGTTATTTAAAGGTATTTAAGCAATGGCAAAAATGACAGACTCAGAACTAGTATCATTATTAACGCAAGCGAAAGAAGATTGCGCTATTTATACTGGCGAATTTATGCGCGAGAATGAGAAGTATTTAGAGGCATATCTTGGCTTAAAGACTGGTGAGTTTAGAGCTAATCCAGAAGAATCGGGTGTTGTATCAACTGACGTTGCAGACGTTGTTG